TTTGCTTCGTCATCCCTGGTGCGGGATCAAAATCGGGGAAGGCACTCATTAGCGGGACAATAAGCCTCCAGGTCGTTGTTGCTTGATCAATTCTGCCTGCACAGCCGCTCCAATCAACCCTCCAAGCTGTTTGCCGGCACCACTGTCACCTGAAGCAGAACTGCCTTTGGCATCAACGTTAACGACAACGTTTGTCGCACCACCTCCACCAAGCTTGTTGTTTGGAACGATTGTGCCAGAAGTGTTTGGAACGAATAACTCAGGGCCGCGCTCACCCACGATTGAAGGCTTACCAACTGGCGGGCGGCCTCCATTCGCAAAGCCTGAAAGGTTTTTGAAGATGCCAAGACCAGTGCCCTGAAGAGCAGTATTGACACCAAGCTGCAAAAGGATGCTTGCGACATTGCGGAGCGTATTTGCTGCAGCGTCAGCGAGCGATTTGGTTTGATCAACCGCTGCACTCAATGTATCCACAACTCCACTCGCAATAGTGGAACCAATTTGATCGTATATCTGCTGCAACTTTTGCGCTGCTGCTTCTTGCGCGGCTGCAATTTCCTCTTCTTTCTTCTTGCGAGCATCAGCCTGCCCAATTAAACTTGCCGTAACATTTTTTTGGCCAAACAAAGTTTCTAATTGTTCCTTTAACGTTTGGCGTTGCTTTTCGCTTAGGGCAGGAAATTCTTGGTCGATTGCAAGTTTGTCTATCCGTAACTGCAGCGAATCTCTTTCTTGATCTGTAAGTGCTGAGGCTAAAATTGTTTGATTTTTAAGACTTTGGCTTAGTTCTTTTGATGCTTTTAATTGGGCTTGCAATGGTGTTTCTTTGGCCGCTCCCGCCCCGCCCGCGCCCGTTTGATTTAATAACGCAGGAAGTTCATTGTTGTCAGCAGCATCTTTAAAAGCTGCTGGGACTTTTAATATTCCCATTTCAAATCCTTGTCTTTTTAACTCACTTTTTTCAAGCTGACGAAGAACCCTATTATATTCTTCGCTGAATTTCATTGACTTAATCAACCCTGTCTCGCCAGTACGCAATACAGCGATTTGCTCCGCAGTTTCCTCTAAAGCTCTTTGCGTTTTAGGGTCAATCTGCAGGCCGAGCTGACCGCTAAGAAGCTGCACCTCAACTAAATCATTAATTGCCCCAAACGCTTGAATAGCAAAATCAAATACTTTTTTTATCGCTGGAGCCAGTATTTGGCCAAAAGCCCTAGCGAGTGTCTCGACTTTATCGACCAATGTACTTAATTTGCCAGATAATGTCTCCGATTGCGCTATTGCCCCGCCTGCATATTTACCGCCTGTGTCAGTAATATTTTTAAGGGCACGGTTAACAGCTTCTGCGCTTATCCTTCCTCCTTCAAGTGCTTTCCTAAATTCTTCCGCTGTTAAGCCATACATTTTCCGCAGCTCATCCTGCAAGCTGACGCCACGCTCTTGAAGCTGCAGAAGTTCTTCGCCTTGCAGACGACCTTTTGCTTGTATTTGCCCAAACGCAGTCGCAATGCCACCAAGATCTGCACCAGTTGCTCCTGCTATATCACCTAGACGTTTTGTGACATCAACTAAATTTTCTGTTTCAAAGCCAAAAGCCTTTAGACGTTTTGCAGTCTCAACAAGTTCTGTACTTGTAAAAGGAGTTACGGCTCCAAACTGCTGCAACTCTTTAATAATTCCGCTGGCCTTTGTAAGTGACCCAGTTAAAACCTCTAGGCTTTTTGTTTGTTTTTCTAGCTCTGCTGTTTTTACAAAAACAAACTTGGCTGCCTGTATGCCTGCAAATGCAGTCGCAATCTGTGCTGCGGCTTTTTGCAAGCCCGCAAACTTTTGCTGAGTTTTTCCTGCCTGTACCCCAAGACGACGCAAGCCTCTTTCGGCAGGCGTACTGTCTAGCTCTACAGCTACGCGAGAAATAACCGACGCCATGCCTACCCGTCCACTGCCTTAAGTTTAGCGCCCGCGCTTCGCTTTCTTCATCGCCGCCTCTTGCTCTTCGTTTAACAAGTCAAAATAAGCCGACCAGATCAAAAGCTCTTCAAGCGTTACCTCTTGGTTAAGCCTTGCCAAGCTGTAACCAAGCTCCTTCGCGACGCCTAGCTGAAGCCGCAATAAATTATCTTTTTTCAGTTCAGCTTTTAGCCTTTTGGGTCAGCCGCCTCCGAGCTGTCTTCTTCAATGACCGCAAGCATCAAAGATTGCAGATCAGCGTCTCGAACATCGTTTTTAAGTTCTGCTGCTTGGCCTAGCTGAAAAAGCCGCTTGCCATCTTCATCTTGCGCCTTAAGAATTAAAAGCTGCAACGCAAATGCGTTCGTGTCGTCGTTAGATCCTTTTTGAGCACGTTCGCGCTCCGCCATTGTTAACGGAGAACGCCAAAACACAAACTCTGTGCCATCAGACAAGACAACAACTTTTTTAACTGGTTGCAAGTTGGCGGCTTTCTTTAGCTGATCGAGAGCACTAGGCACAAAAGATAATCTCTATTCGTTGACAGCTTACACATAAAAAAGCCCCTGGCACAAGCCAAGGGCTGAAGAATATGTTGCCTGAACTTAGGACTTGGCAAAGTCGAAAGTTGGAGCTGCGGAAGGTCGGAATGAGATCTCCACACTCTGAGCATCGTCTGGCGTTACGCCATAACTTGCAGAGGTCAACACAGCCTGGAACTCAATCGAACGGCTTGTAGCGTCGTCTGGGGAAGTCCCCGACAACACAAGGTCGGTGTAAAGCTTGAAGGTCGCACCAACCTGCTTGCGCTGAATTACATCCTCAATCAGACGACTTGCAATGGTTGTGTCGTCGTCTGTGGTGTAAACGGTGGCCGAGCCAGTGCCGTCAGCGAAGCCAGTGACAAAGCTGCGGAACGGTGCGTTTTGACCAAGCGTTCCACCAATGCTGGTTACATCAATTTCTTCGCGAGTCACCTCAAATGACCATTCACGAACGTCGCCAACTGATTGAAATTCAGAGAACTTAATCGTGAACGGCGTGGTTCCGTCAGTACCGTCGTCTGCCAAAGCAAGCTCACTACCACCTGCCGTGGCAGCGAATGTGGCTGCTCCGGTAGAAGCCGTGTAGGTCAAGACGAAGACGGGAGTTCCTGCAGCTAAGCCGCCAGGCAAAGTGCCGCCCGTACCGGTTCCAAACGAAACCTTGTCATTAACCTTGAAATTTAAAAAAGTGCCAACGTTAATTGTGTTGCTGGCATTGGCGACGTTTGCGGCTTTAAACGTGCTGTCGGTGCCAGCAGGCTTGTAGTAAAGAGCGCCGGACGTACCGGACAGAACAGTAGCCATAGTGTTAAGCGGTAGTGGCTTTCTAACCTATTGTAAGTAGGCGTCAAAAGTTACGCTGACCTGAGTTTGGAAATAACTCTCAGGGGCAGACGGCGTAATTGTCAAGGGTCCGGATGCAGGGTCAAAGGTGACGCTGTTGACAGTGACGCGATCAAAAAGGTCTTTGACACGCTCAGCAATCGTGTAATTGGCTCCTGCCCCAACTCCTGCTTTGGTAAAGATGTTGATTAAAACAATGCCTGTTTGACGGTTAAAACCTGTTGTTGGTGCCTGCAATGTGAAATATGCGTTGTCGTTAAATTGAAGCTGCACTTGAAGCCAGCTATCTGTATTTGGCGGGGTAAATGACGAGTTGGCGTAAACGACAGGGATAGCTGGCGAACTTGCCATTTCAGTGGCAATACGCCCTTCAATAACAGCACGAACGTCGTTGTAAGTGCTGGTCATGGCTCTGCCTCAACGCGTGCCGCAAGCGTAGGAATAATCGACTGAACACGCTTCGCCGTTGCTCTTACCCAACCAGGGCCGTTAGTTTGCACACTGCTGCCCTTGCCAAGGCTTTCCGTCTCAAGCTTCTCGGCATACGGCAAATTGTTGTAAACGCTGTAAACGTTGCCCATGCGCTCTTTTTGATAGCCAATCTTTTTTGGCTGGTTAGGATTTGGCGCTGCATAAGAATCCTGACCTGCAGGTTCACCAGGGAACGAAACATCGTTTTGCCCTACAGCCCAACTAAGTTTGAAACGGCCAGTATCTACCGGGCTTTTTTGCACGAGTGACTTGTAAGTCTCTGCTACCGCCGCAGTGATTAGCTTTTCGTACTTGCCTTTTACGTGTTGACCAACCTCAGTGATTTTTATTTTTCTTGCCATCGTTATGCCCTCAGGATTAGTTCGTGAGTGATCGCCGTGTTGTCTTGCTCTGTCGTTTCAACGCGAATAATTTGATGCACAACCGAACTAATCACAACGCGATCTTTGGTGCCAGGAGCTGACGGCAAATCAGTGGCCGCGACCGTTAAACGTTTGTCACCCTGCTGAACAAGCTCATTCACCTCGCGAACGCTTACGCCTTCCAGCACACCTTTAACGTCGGTGTCGCTGGTTGTCTCGGCAATTGCGCCCGTTGTGGCGTCATAAGTGCCAGCAGAAACGTAACGAACTGTCACATCGCCACCAAACGTTGCGATGACAGTACCGGCCACTTTTTCAAGGGATTGAGCAAGTCCCATCAGACGCTATAAACAACGACATGACCAGAGGTCAAAGTAATCGAGGTAAAAATTACGCCTTCAATACAAGCTCCAGCGTTAATGTCAATCGCAGACGGAGCGCCTGATCCGTTCTCAGTAATGCCTTCAGAAGTCATCGCAGCAATAACTGCATTCTTCAAGGCTTCTACCTTGTAAAACCTGCCAGTGTGCGCGGCTGTATCAGTGATGATAATTGCCTTTGACGGCGAATAACCCATGCCCATGATCAGCTCCGTTTGATTGCGATGTTGCCTGGTCCGCTAATTCTAAGCCCTGTTAAGTAACGCTCAACCATTGGCGGGATTCGATCTGCACCAACAGCGCCGGTCTTGTCAGGCGTTACGTCAAGGCTGCCGATCTTGACGTTCTTAAAGTCTTCAAGGCCGCCAAGGCTGATGCCATCCTTGTTGTTGTGCAAGTACACAGCCAGCTCAATCTGAGCACGCTTGACCTGATCAGGAACCTCGGTGTCGGTGTAGTAATCGTCGGATATGCGGAACGGAAACCCGGTCGCGTAAGTATTGACGTAGGTATCGGGCTTTCGCACGCCAGTACGCGGCCATTGCAATGCCTGTGTGTCGGTGGCGCGTGCGCCTAAAAATCTTTCACGATCAAGCCGCTGTGTTGCTGCTGTCAAAGCACGGTTGCGGCTATCAGTGTTGCCTGAACCCCATTTGTTCGCATCAGTGCTGAGCACCATTGCGTCAACAAAGGCATCGGCCTCAGCCAGCGTTATGTAGCTGTTCGCGCTTGCGTCGCCCGCTGTTGCGTTGATTGTTACTGCCATCGGGCTTCACGTCAGAAGTCTTTGATTTTGGCTTTTCAGGGGCGGAGGCCACCGCTTGCGCAGCAGCCTCACGTTCCTTCATTCGCCTAAAAGCGAATAAACCCATCAGGAGCTTGCGCCCTTCAGAGCTACGAAGGACAAGACAATTGCCTCGCCCAATGAACCTGAAGACAGGTTCGCAACGGTGATCGCGAACGAGCCAGCAGCAATTGTGTTGGCTTGAACTAGATAAGCACCAGCAGTTCCGGCGGAGCTGTGGTTAACCACAACAACGTCAGCGGCTGCAATTTCGCTGTTGGTCACAGCAAACGAAACTTCAGCACCTGCTGCCAGGGCTGCGTCGTCAAGGGTGATTTGACCTGAAGCTGCGTTCAGAGTCACACCTGTCGCCTTGCTGGTGGCCTGGGTAACAGTGCCGCCAGTTGTCGGGCCAATGAGTTTGCCCGCTGTTGCCTCAAAAATGGATGACATGGTTAATTACTCCCTCAATCAAGGTTAGAAGTGGAAGTAATCCGCACGATCCCAATGTTGTTGGTCTCGTAAACCTTGCTCCAGTTCCCAACGGTCTCAAGTTGAGCGCGAGTTGGGTTTGAAACAGCAGAAGAGAACTTCGAACCTACCGGGTGGTAGACGTAATGAAGATCGATCGACATTGCATCACTCTTGGCGAGGATGTCGCGATCGGTTTCTGTCTGCAAGCCAAGCTGTTCGCCGGAAGCGATTGCACCTTGGGTGAACAGATACGAAACGTACTCTTTGTTCGGGGAAACCCCTGCACTTTGTACGTCTGCAGAAACGATCACACGCAGTCCCATGAAAGTAGGAACTTGTGGCTGGCCAAATGCGTTAGCAGTTGAACCCTGAGTTGCCCCAGTGTCAGCAGCGCCGGTGTCGTCATAGATGAAGTCGATTGCACGACGCTCCATCAAGTCGTAGTACACATTCGGGTGTACGCAGATCGCAGCGAGCTTTTCGCCTTGATCGCCAAGCAATGCTTTTGCTTGAACGATTTGACGTGGTCCAAGCACGGTTGGAGTGTCACCAGATGCGCCATCAACGGCTAGGCCGAGGAAAGCACCACCAGCAGTGTCACCAACTGCGCCGAACACACCACCGAGGCAGGACAGAAGATCTTTCTGACGCTGGTTGGCAATGTAATCAGCAATCTTTGAACCAATGGCAGCCATCGGATCAGAACCTGCGGCCAAAGCAGCTAGGTCGCGTGACTCGAAAGCACGACCACGATGCAAGACAGCAGCAACCTGCTTGTCTGCGGTGATCTTGCCTGGGGTCAGTGAAGAACTATCAGTAAGAACTTCAAAGTCACCAGCAAGGTTGGCTTTGTAAAAGGGCACGTTCACGAAGTCGCCACCACCCTCTGCTGCATTTAGCTCAGCCATTGGCTGCACCACACCGCTTGCCAAGAAGGCATCACGCTGAGTGGTTTGCTCAATGACGTAAGGCGTAAATACCTCAGGGATGATGATGTCGCTCCTAAGAGTCGCCATCTGTCAAAAAAAGAGAATGTTTACGGTGTGGGCACAGCCCTTAGGCGCAGCACAGCTTTGCCATTAGGTCACATACTAACGGTTAGCTGCGTTTTTCAACCTTTCATACATGTCACGATCAGTTTTAAATAAGCGTGATTGTTCTGTGAGATTGAACGTTTCTTTGCTGAATGGATTTTTGACACCAGCAACAGAATCGCTAGTTGCACGCCCAGATGGTGCGCCACTGCCTTGAGGTTTTGGTTGCTTTTGCATCCAAGCTGGCAAAGTTTTGGCCCATTCACTAACAGGCGTTCGTTGATAGCCATCGACAACAACGACGGTGCCATCAGGCTCGCGTTCAATTTGTTCACTCGTCAACTTGGTTTTTAAAAT